ACTGTTTAGATAGCCTTTCTGTAGCTTCTAGGTCTACCTTAACACCTTTCATTCTCATATCTATAAGTAAAGGAAGTATAGACGTTTCTAAATCGAATATAGACCATAAGTCTTGCCTAGATATTTCTGATTTTTGCCAGTTCCATAACCGTAAAGTCATTGCAGCATCTTGCTCTGCATATGGACCAACATACATAGGGGGAATCTGGTATAGTCCTGCTTTTGCATCTACACCCCATGCTTGTGCAGCATCGTATAATAGTTCTTCGCTTTTAGTTTCTTGTAAATATGTTTTGCCTAAGTTATTTAATGAATAACTAAATCTGTTTTCATCGATCAAAGGTGCACCAATCATAGTATCTATAATACGACCTTTAACTTCAATACCTTCAGCTTTTAACCAGCCAATATCATAAGAAGCATTATGACAAACTTTATCAGCTTTTGTTTTAGCTACATCTTTCATCCAACTCATGACAGCGTTCTCGTCTAAGTTACCTCCAGCACGGTGTCGGATAGGCAAATAACCTTGCCAACCATCAGTAGCTACAGCTATACCAACAATCTGTCCATCTTTCCTAGCCCAACCTGCACCTTTGTTTCTAAGGTTTGGATCCCATGTTTCAAGGTCGATAGCTATTTCTTTAGCTGAAGATAAGTCTGGTAAAAACTCTGGGGGTGTCCACGAACTATCAGGAGTAAACAACGGTTGTTGTAATGGGTTCTTTTGTTTAAACATATCTTTCTTCCCTTTCTGTTGGGAAGATTTTACCGTATTACTCATTCTTTTGTAAAGCCATTTCTGCTTCGACTAGTAGTAGATAGCGTCTAAGGTCTCTTATATCGTCTATAAGCCCCTCTGGTCTCTTATCTTCGTCTAAAGCTAAAAAGATATCGTAAGTATAGTCGTTTACTTGGTTTTCTATACGATCCCACTTCCTAGCTAACATCATAAAAGCCCCTATACCCCCACGCTTTTTCCAGCTATTACCATAGTCTTCTTCAGCTTTATCGAGGGATGTCCAGTCCTCTGCACATATAATTTGTGTTCGTTTTATAATAGGGCTAAGTTCTTTTTGTTTTGTCATTTTACTTTCCTTTCTAGCCATTGTACACAGGCTTTCTTCCAATCTGGTGCTTGGATAGTTGACGCTTGTGCGATTGCATTTTTTATATCTTTTTGTTTATATATCGACCACGCTTGAACCATAGGTATTGCTGTGTAAGCAAATATATCGCTATTACTAAATAAGTCAGCAGTAATATCCTGACCACCGACTAACCCACCAGACGGATTATCGCAAAGTAAATCAAAAAAGTATTTTAAGTCTTGATCAAAATAACCTGAGTCTTGCATTAGAGGTTGCCACTTAACATTAGGGTCAGTTGTATACTCATTTTCTGTAATACCCTCTGGTAGTTTATGTTTTAGATCATCCCATAAGTCTATATAAATATGAGCATTATTACTTATTTGGTGATACTTACCAACTTCTAAGTTAGCCATACTTGCAACATATTCGTGTAACATACTAAAGTGAACAACGTTAGCACCATAAGCACCCCAAATCATATCATTAGACCGACACATAACCGTCATATCAACTATGTTTAATTCTTTTCCTGGACGGCACTTAAAATACACCTGAGTATTACAAGGCACATCTTTTCCAGTATAATGAAGATCGGAAGCACCCCACATAGAAAGAACTATTCGTCTATCAAAAGGATTATCTTTAAGTTTTTGTATTATATTTTTTAATTGATCAAATCCAAACCAAGATCTCCACCTATTTCCATAAGCACCATTTAGAGTTTTACCGTTATCAGAAAACTCTTCCATTCTTTTCACAAACCATGATATAGCTTTTAAATCGTCACGACCAGCAAGCATCCATAAGCCTTCTATAAAATGAAAAAACGGATTACAATTTCTTTCTGGCATAAACAAAACTCGTTCTCTTGGATAACGATATGTTGAACAAACAGGGTCAGGAAACATAAGTACGTCACCTACCCTTGACTCTAGTTTTATTGTAGACTTTTCATCCCTTAAACTCATTAAAGCTATTTGAAATACTTCTTCTACATTTTTTCCCTCAAACGTAATCATCTATATAATCCTCTTGGCTTTCCTTCTCCATTACGAACTCTTTCATATTTATCGAATTCACATAAGCTATGTTCTATTTCTCTCATCTCAAGTTTATGGGCTATGGAATAGGGTAAGTATTTATTACGAACTGATTTTAATTCAACCATTTCGGCATTCCAATCATGTTTCTTACTTGTGTAATTTAAACTACGACCATAAATACGATTTAAACCTCTCATCGCTCCTGGACCAGCATTAGCCCAACGAAGTATATCAAGGGCTTTATCTAAGAACAGGGTATAACGAAGATCGCAAACTAATTCGTAAGACATAAAGTGACCCAAGTAAGGGTACTCTTGAAATAAAGCATGGGCTTTTTGTAATGTATTTATTTTAGCAAAATCATTTATAATTTTATTATGGTTTCTTACGATATTATTTATACACCAAATAACACCGTCAACTTTATCCATACCGTCTGGAGTTTTTATTATATACCCTCCAGTAACATACTTTTTTTGTTCTTTTATCTTTTCTCTAGCTAACTCTGGGTTCCATTGCTTATGAAGATCATGACGTAAAAGAGTTTCGCCAGTCTCAATTAAATTAAACCACCGAAAGATCACGGTAGCTAACAACACATCTTTTGTATGCTTGAGTGGGTCTCTCATGTTTTCACGAAACCACACCGTTGTTTTATCGTTTTCACGAAACGGATTAGTAAATCGATATGTATCTAATATAACATCCGTTGTCCAAGGACGAGGAAGACCTTCTTCTTTTTTTAAGTAGATTTCATGTCTATCCTCGATCCATCGGAAGAATCGTCTTGTTGGCTCCATTACTTCTTCCTTAAATGCCAGTTTACATTATTAGATGTTTCAGGATAAGCCGTAGCTAAAAGAACTCTTTGCCAATGTTTATCGAACCTATTCTTTATGTCGTCTATGACGTGCTGTGGCCATCGAAGATTAGCACGGTGGTTTTTATTAAAGTTATTAGTTTGAGTAAACGTACCGTAATGACGCTCTAATATAAAATGCTTTTCTAAAAGTTCCTTTAGTTCTTCATAACCCCACTCATAAACATGGTCTTCAGGAAGTTTATCATTAGAACCGTCATGATTAGGTGTTGATATATAAGCAATACCACCTGAACGAAGTTTTCTAGCTGATGCTTCGATCCACGGTTCGATAAACTCCCTTCCCATATGTTCAATAACTTCTGTTGTCATAAACACATCTATAGACTCATCTTCTACTGGAGGTTCAGGGTTAGTTGTTAAGTCTTGAAGAATAATCTGACCTTTACCACCTGACATAGTTTGAAACCATTTATGCTCAGTTAATGGTAAATCGTCGTCTACCCACCAATCATCGAGACAAGCTGGATCAATATCCATGCCAACATAGCTATTTACTATCTCTGCTTTTCTTGAAACAAAGGCTTTATATAAATAACGAAGTGTCCAAACTTCGCCACAACCTATTTCTAATATATCGACTGGTCTGCCAAGAGTTTTAGCTTTATCCATGATAAGTTGACCCATTTTACAAAACCTACTAATGTGGGCTAGTTCATCTGGTCGCCAGTTTGCTAGTGTTCCTGCACTAGCTATATCCATTCTAGTGTTTTTAGAATTATTTGCATTTACTGCAAGTCGTCTTCGTATAGATGCCATCGGCTTTCTCCCTTTGTTAAAATAGGTCTATCTAACTAGGGTCTACTTCATTGAAGCCGTTTAAAGACTGTAACCTTTCGGCAAGTTAGATAGAGTTAGTAGGGGAAATATCAAAGAAATAGAAAGGTTAAAACTCCCTCGAATATTTCCCCAGCGACGTGAAACTAGCTATGGGATAAAGAAATACACCCATTGTCGACCATCTCACGAAGATAGTGCTTAAAAACTTTATGGACTGGTTGCGTTGTATCAAGACAACCTGAAAGGTCGTGTATTAGATTTTTTGAAGTAATAGGGCTGTTTTGCTTTAAAACATCTAATATTACCATCATCTGCTTTGCCCCTCGTTCTGGGTGCTTAATATAAGTAATAGATGTATCTTCATCATGCTTTATTCTAGTCTTCTTTACTTTTTCCATTTCAATAACTTCGCCCACTTCTTTCTCCTTTTTAATTTTTGGTGCTTCATCTAATAATTGTTGTAATTCTTCTGGGTGGTAAAACCTCCAACACCCAGACATATATTCTTGACGATACCCCTCTGGGTAAGTAAGACCTTTATTGGACACGCCAGACTCGTATACCAAGAGTAATGTTATTTCCTAAGTTATCAGGATCGTCTTGTTCCCATAGCCTTTGGGTAAAACGAACACCCTCATATTTTTTCTGGTATGTTTGCCTAGCTTGGCTCAAACGATTTGCCATACGTTTTAAGTTATCGCCCTCCTCTAAAGGTAAGAAGAAGGATTGCCCTACTTTCATTTCATTTAAAGGATATTTACGTTCTGCAGATCTACGATCAGATCCTGGGGGTAGTGGTATATCATCTTCTAATTCAATACCAAGAGAAGTAACTTCAACTTTTTTTCCTATTTTCATAGATTCTTCCTTTCTATAATTTACTATAATAAGATTATAGCTTATAAATATTTAACAATAAAGCCTAAAATACTCATACCATAAAAAACTTATTGGTCGTTGGCTGAACTATATGTAGCTTTTGTTTAGCCCTAGTTAGCCCTACATAAAAAACCCTAGTATCATCGTCTGGGTTTTTCTCATAAGACTTCCAAGTTTTATGAGGTAGGTCTGTTAAAAGGATTACGTTATCAGCTTCCCCACCTTTTGCTGAATGTATTGTAGATAATGTTATCCTCGGCTTTTTAGTAATCTTTTCACCAAGACGAAGCATTGACAAAATATAACTTCTTTCGTGTGGTGTAAGGGCAGTAAACATATCATGCCATATCTTTGGCTCAGGTAGTTCTGCTAAGTTTTGTATTTCTTTTAATGTGAGTTTACGAGAAGAGTCTATTCCATTTAATGCTTTTCTTTTTGCTTCCTTTATATACGGTAACATATTTTCGGCTTGGTCAGGAAAAATAAGATTACCTTTTCGTAATTCTTCCCAGTTTTTTACTGCATCTATTTTCTTTTGCGATATAGAGGGATTGTTTTTTCTTTCAAAGTATACACCTAATCCTCTACAATGGGCTTCAACCTCGTTTAATAAATAATTAGAACGAGATAATATTAACCATTGACCAGAGGATATATCAACATGTTCGAAACTTGCTTCGGTGACTACATTACCAGTCTCTTCTCTAGGACTCCAAACTTTTTGTGTTCTTGTCTTAATACGACTTATGACTTTGTTAGCTATTCTAAAAACACTTTGGGGAATACGATAGCTTTTCTCCAAAACCCTAGCACCACTGGATATGTTAATCAAGAAGTTCACATCTGCCCCTGCCCAGCGAAAGATAGCTTGATCATCATCACCAGCGATATAAACTCGCTTAGATTTTTGTGCGAGAACCTTTACTAGTTTCCATTGTAATGGACTAAGGTCTTGGGCTTCGTCAACAAACATTACATCAAGACTAGGGGCAAGTTCTTTTCTTACACACATATCAAGCATATCTGTAAAGTCGTATAGTCCTCTTGCTTGTTTAAATTGGTTTAAGCCCTTAGAAAACCTTTCTAACGTATGCCAGTCTATATCTTCATCGTAGTGTTCTTGCCACTCCGACCTAAGATCTTGACATTTAAGTCTTGCTAATCCTTCTACAAACTTTAACTTATCGTCCTTAGATAACAAAGAAATAGATCCTTCTTCCAAAGTTATATCTCCAGTTAATCGTAAACCCATAATATCATTAAACTCTCTATAGCTTGAACGAGCCATGACAGAATCTCGTGACAACCCCAACATACGATAACATAACGAATGTAAAGTTCTAAAGTTAGGTATATCTTTTCCAGTTAAAGCAAACCTTTCCATAGTTCTATCTTTGCCCTCGTCTGAGGCTTTTTTAGTAAAAGCGAAATAACCAATCTTATCAGGTGACGTTCCTTTTTCCATCTCCATTTCTATTAGGTTAAGAATAGTCGTTGTCTTGCCTGTTCCTGGAGGACCAAGAATAATTGACCATGTTGAAGGATCTATACTCAAAACGGATCCTCGCCCATACTAGGTAATTCGAAACTATCTTCTTGGGAACTAAACTCTGGTATATACCAAACCGTTACACCTTTACCTTTTACATGGAAAAAGTGATCACCACCCCCAAGTTCCCTGAGCCTTGCAGCAATATGGTTTCTTCCGTAATCCCTAAACTGCTGTCTTCCAAAATAGTCTATTAAATCTTTTAACCTAAAATAAGTCTTGCTTTCTTCTGTCCAAGGCTTACCTAGTAATAACTCATCTCTTGATTGGGCTTGTGCACGTTCAGTACAAAAAGATTCTAATAGTTCTTTAAACTGTCCTTGAACCGAAACATCATCTGGTACTTCAATAATAGATACACTATCTAATAATTGTTGGACTACAGTTCTCCAGTTGTTTTGTCTCATAGTTAATGGCATAAAGTTTAACTCGTCCATACATCTTCTTTGAAACTTAGTTTGGTTTTGTAACTCATCTGTAGTAAGTTCTATTCGGTGACCCTCTACATCTAAAAACCAAATCGGAGGTGTAGAGTCTTGTTTTTGTAGATTACTAAATTGTGGTAAGCCCCCAGAAGAACCAACCCCATATTCGCATGTTCGACAAACGGCAGCATTACAATGAGAAGCGATAGGTTGATCGTTACACTTATATTGATAATCTCTATTACTTAACGACTTAATAACAGTCAATACGTCCGCAGCACCAAGAGGTGGTTTCATATATTGAAAATTCTTTTCTTCTAACTTCTTCTCCCAGTCGTCTGAAAACTTCTTTCGTAAAAACACACCAACATCAAATAGACCATTATTCCTAGTTCCTTCAGGAAAGCCCATACTACAAAGTATTTTTAAACATGGTGGTGCACCCTCTAAATCTTTATCTGCGTTATCTGCTGATATAATCTTTAGGCTTTCTAATTGTTTCTTACTTATTACCTTGGTTTTTGCATACTTTAAAAATTCTTCTAAGTCTGTTATCGCTACCCCTTTATCATCGTGGGCATACCTAGTTGTACGTTTACCACCGAAGTATGGCATATTTAGAGTGCTACCTCTATCACCTTTTTCTAACAGAAGTTTAGTTTGCTTGGGGAATATCTCTGCAGTTGCATAACCCAGCACCGATGCAATATCTTTTAATTTATGTTGAACAATAGCACAGCTGACTGGCTCGGATAGAAACACATATACATGTGCCCCTCCTGATTTAGACCGTGCTACCACAAAAGGAAGTTCATTAGTTTGTATTAGCTTAGTTACTAAATCACCGTGGTTTAGAGGGTATTGATCAATATCAATAGCACCCCAAGTACAAGTATTGTTTTCAGTAATCGGTATAATACCTAATGAATTTTTTCCTTCTAAATGATTTTTCCAAAGTTCTTGTAACCGTAAGTCATCAATATCTTCTGATATGATACGGTATCTTCCCTTTTCTTTTCCTATACCGTTACCCTCTTCTGAAACAAAAGAGCCATAAGCCTTTCGTAAACCTGAGAATAATTGTGCGAATTCTTTTGCTATCATAATAAAACAGGGGCAGTTTTCACTGCCCCTTAATACCTAGAACGGTACTGTGTCGTCAGAGACTGGGCTCGATACCCCCTCTTGATCAGGTTGCTTTACCTTTACATCTCCTGACCTTATTCCTTTTAAGAAGTTACTTGCTTCAATAAGAAAAGGCTTACTACTTACAGCCTTATCTAAACCAATAGACCAACCGTACCAAGAACCTTGGTCGTTTTGCTCACCAATAGTCTTTACTAGATAACGGAACATAAACATTGGGGCTTCTACTAGTTCGCCTTTACTGTTTTGAACTTTGCGTTGCTTCATCTGACTAATCCATTTTCTAGATTTACTAAGCTGGGATGAAGTCATAGTAAGAACGGCTTGTTGCCATTCGGTTTCCTCTTGGTTAGTAATCATAACATAGAAGTGAGCAGTCTCCTCGATATAGTTACCGTTGTCTAAAACAAATTTGTTCTTATCTGTTTTAGTACATTGGCTTAATATCTCTCTGCTATGGTCAGGATTAACTAATCCTCCACCACTATTATCACGAGACTTCCACTCTATATACTTCTTTTGATAATAACAAGGAACAACAATTAACCCCTGATCGCCATCGGTACATTCTGAGGTAACAGTATTATAAATATGACCTTGCTCCGATCCTTTTACATACTTGCCATCGTTTTTGTTAAGTTGAGGACTACCTGATTGTATAATCCTTATAAAGGGAACAGAATAATCGTCAGTAGTCGTTTCTTCTAATCCTGTGCCTACGTTTAATATGTCGTCATCTACTACCATAATAGCTGACTCTTCTTTTTTTACAACTGCTTGTGCCATTTTTTCCTCCTATGACTTTGAAATTTTAGTTGTGAAACCACTGTATAGACCAAATAAAGTAACAGGAATATCTGTTCCCTTTTCCATTTGTTCTCTAGCGAATGATTTTAAAGTGGCGTGGTGAACGCCCTCTTTAGTAGTATAACTTTGCCCCATACTATCTAAAGCTGACATGACTTCTACATACTTATTGTCGCCTCTGCCAAACTGTGAAACAACTTCACGCTTTATGAGTTCTCCGAAACCATTTTGTTCTAGCCAAGAGTGTGCTTCGTTTGCTCGGTCTTTTGAGATATGAGCCGTAACAAAAGGCTCAACCTTTATTTTAGTTCCGTCTTTTAATTCAAAACTAGATAAACCAACCTCTGCTAAAAGATCAGGTATTTCTTGTTCTGCAATCTGTCTTATTCTAAACTTATAGTCTTTAATAGACTCCTCGAAGCCTTTTACTTCATTTTGTTTATGAATAAGTTCGTTAGCCAATTTAGACAACTGATTTAACTCATCAGTTGTAGCCTTGACATTTAAGGTGTTTAAGCCCTCACCACTGAGGATATCGTCAAGATTTTCCATCATACTCTCCAAAGTATTTTAGGTTAATATTAATGGGAAGATATAGTGCTTCTTGTCTATCCCACTTTAGCATTTTAAACTTCCCATCGTTTACATGAGAAGCTATACTGCAAGCTATACCAATAGCTGCAGGATCTCCCATGAGCAACAAGTAGTCGTCATCAGAGAACTCATTTAAGCCTTCTCGCAACCGTGCAACGGTTGGAGCCGAACTAAATACAATTTGTCTGTTGGAAGGCAGTAATGTTCTTATTCTGCCAAATCGTGTAGCCCCAGAAATGTTCTTAGTACCGAAATCCTGAACTACATATACCGTAGCATTTTGTTCCATTCTACTTTCTCCAGTTATATTTAAATTACCTTACTATATTATTACTTAAATATATATAAGTATTTACTGGTAGCCTAATGTAATTTTAAAAAGATTTTGATTTTTATTTTTTATAAAAGCTCGTCATAATCTCATAATATCATAAGATGTGTGTTAAGTCCTTGTTTTTACTGAACAATGGCTCTATGAGATTTGTGTTTACAATATGATAGATAAAGGGTCGTAAGCAACTTTTTTTCATAATATTTATATATCTCACTAGATATTAGTATAGTATAGTAAATTTTAGAAAGAAAGAAGGAGAGAAATTTGTTTAAATTTAAAACTAAACCGTACAAGCATCAACTAGATGCTTTAACCGTTTCCTGCGAAAAACAAGAATACGCATTGTTAATGGATATGGGAACAGGTAAATCTAAAGTATTAATAGATACTATCGCTTACCTTTATGATAAAGGTGAAATTAATTCAGCTTTGATTCTTGCACCAAAAGGTGTTTATAAAAACTGGGTGGGTCAAGAAATACCAACACACTTACCAGAGCATATAGAGCATAAGATAGCTTATTGGTCTTCGCCCTTAACACAGAAGATAAAAAATGAGATAAAAAGTATTTGGGATCCAGAGTGGGATCTTCATATATTTGTAATGAATATTGAAGCGTTGTCAAGTGGTAAGGCTTTAGACGTAGCTAAGAAGTTTTTGTCAAGGCATAAGAATGGTCTTGGTACTGGAACTTTATTAGCTATAGACGAATCAACAGTTATAAAAAACCCTAAAGCAAAAAGAACTAAAAGTGCAATAGATTTAGCAAAGATGGCTAAGTACAAAAGAATATTAACAGGATCACCAATAACAAAATCACCTTTAGACCTATACTCACAGTTTGCTTTCCTTGGGGAATCAATACTAGGCTTTAAATCTTATTATTCTTTTTGTTCTCGTTTTGCAGATATGATTCGTAGGTCTGCAGGAACACATCAATATAATCAAATACTTGGCTTTAGGAACTTAGATGAACTTACTGACCTTATAAAACCTAATTCGTTTAGAGTTACTAAAGAGCAATGTTTAGACTTACCAGAAAAGGTATATACAAAAAGAAGTATTGAACTAACTTCTGAGCAGAAAAAAGTTTATGACGAAATGAAAAAGAATGCTGTAACTATACTAGACGATATGGAACAAGTTACTGCTAACGCTGTTATAACTCAGCTATTACGACTACATCAAATAAGTTGTGGGTTTTTAAATACGGATAGTGGAGCTAGTGTTGAGCTAACAAACAACAGATTAAGCGAACTGATGGGTATACTAGAAGAAGTAAATGGAAAAGCAATTATATGGGCTAACTATAGGCACGATATATTAGCTATACAATCTGCACTTAAAAAAGAATATGGTGATAAATCAACTGCATCATACTTTGGTGATACTGCTGGAGAGGATCGACAAAAGATTGTTGAGTCTTTTCAAAACAACGACGATCTTAGGTTTTTTATTGGTCAACCCAAAACTGGTGGTTATGGTCTGACCTTAACTGCTGCAAATACAGTAATTTATTATAGTAATAGTTATGATCTTGAGGTAAGGTTGCAATCAGAAGATCGTGCACACAGAATAGGTCAAGAACAAAAAGTTACTTATATTGACTTAGTTGCAGAAAAAACAGTTGATGAAGTTATAGTAAAAGCACTTAGGCAAAAAATTAATATAGCTACACAAGTTTTAGGAGAAGATTGGAAAAAATGGCTGATATAATAAAAACATTTAAAGACTTGAGAAGAGAGAACGAACTAACTCAAAAACAAGTTTCTGAAAACACTGGTGTTAGTGTTATTACAGTTTATACTTGGGAAGCAGGACAAAGGCAACCAACCCTTGATAACTTTGAAAAAGTTTTAAATAATATGGGGTATGAGTTAAGTATAAAACCCTTGGAGGTAGCTCAGTGAACATAGATAGATTAAGAGTAGAGATAGAAAAAGACGAAGGCTGTAGGTACGAAGTCTATTTAGACCATCTTGGGCTACCAACTTTTGGAATTGGACATCTTGTAACAGAGTGGGATGACGAATATGGAAAACCTGTTGGTACTGAAGTTTCTGAAGCTAGAGTCAATAATTGTTTTCAAACCGATGTTCATGGCACAATAGACGAGTGTAAAAAATTATACGATAATTTCGATAAGATACCAGAAGAAGCACAGTTGATCTTATGTAACATGATGTTTAATATGGGCAGACCTCGTCTTTCTAAATTTAAGAATATGAATAAAGCTATTGCTGAAGAAGACTGGTTTGAAGCAGCAGTTCAAATGGAAGATAGCCGTTGGCATAAACAAGTGACTAATAGAGCAGATAGACTTATAAAAAGAATGGAAGACTTAGGTATTAAGGAACAAGTTGCTACTTAGTCAATCCTTTTTGTTTTTCATATGTTCTAAGACCACCAAGTCCCAGCATACCCATCAAAACTGTCATAAGTGAACCCATGTCAAAAGTTGGAAGTTCTGGTATTTCTACTGCTAAATAAGCACACACAAACATAGTAACAGGTGCAAGAACAAAATGCCAACATAAAGCTACTCCACAAGTCCAACCGATAAATGGTCGCCATCCAGCCACAAATATCGATTTATGAGTAGCTTCTGCCTTGTTAATTTCTAGCTGACCCTTTGCTAATTCTTGAGCATGGTTTTCAGCCATAGTTGCCACTTCATGTGCCAACTTGTTCTTCATGTCTTTATCTTCTATAAACTTACCTAGTAAGTTACTTACTGGTCCTATTAACGCTGTTAACATTATTGTCTCCTTTATGTTCGTGACCCATCCATATACCAAACACACCTGTCATTACACCCATAACAACAGATACAAACGCTGATTGACTAGCTGTTGGTGCGTCTAATCCCATAAACCATTCTGCACAACGCCAAGACATTACGGTACTAGCAAGCATCATCAGTCTTGGTAATATCTTCCATTTTAAAAAGGTTTCTACATTCATTGTATTAAAATCTCATTTAAACCAAAGCCTTCAAGTAAAACTAAAGTAAAGAATAATAATAATATACCACCTGCTATTAACTTACCACTGAAGTTAGTAGAGCCAATCTTAATAGCAACAAACTCATTACCTAGTATTCTTAGAGATAACTCAAAACTATTTTGACCTATATCTAAATTTACTATTTTCTTTTTTTCTTCTGTCATGTACTTTTCTTTTTTAGTTTATTTTGTACAGACTTACTAAGATCTTTTAAATGAAATAGTTTTACACTTTTAGAAGTATGTGTATTACCACTATGTAAAGTACCGTCTTTCATTTTATGAGACTTTCCTTTGTAAACTGTTCCGTCTCTTTTATAATGTGTTTTCATTAGTATATCCTCACTTTTTCTGGGTCTACTTTTGGTATAAGTTTACAAATACAATCATATACTTGCTCTTCATCGTTTTTCATATAAGTTTGGTTACTTAATTTTTTCTCGAAACTTAAACAATCATTTACGTTCCTAAAATATATTGCTCCTTCTGCAACAAACCCATTTAATGTACAGTATAACATAAATGCTGTCATTTGGCTATACTCCGTAAACTTTCCATAACTTGATCGATGTTTGGCTCTTTTCCATTCGGATTTAGTTTACATTTATATTTTCGAGGACAGCCAATATGAATATCTGTAAATTCTAATTCATATGTTTTTTGAGCACCAACATAAACACAAGCCATTTTATCTTTGAAAACTTTTTGTAGTTTAAGTCGACAAGTTGTCATAACGGGTTGAATTATTTCACCTCTTCGTATTTTTTGTTGTCGAGTATAGTCTTTAGGTGCGTTATATATTTTACCTTTTGCATAGGCTTTTAACCCTAGTACAAGACCTATAGCTAATACTGCAATAACACAAAATATTATGCCCATAGTTTGTAATGTATCTATAATTTCTTTTTGTTGTTGTCGCTTTTCTACTTTTCGTAAACGTACAGCTTCTTTTGCTTCATTGATTCGACTTGCACGTTCTGCTAAAATCTGATCCCATGCTGTAGGTCCAAACCTAAGATTGATTATATTCTTTAATTCATTACGTTTTTCTTCTAATAGTTTCCTGTCAATAAAATCTGTGGCTGTAGATTCAATACCAAACTGTTCTTTTATACCTACAGTACCAGACTTTTTATTCATTTGAGCCTCACCCTCAAAGAACCCATCTATCTGTTTTGCTATGCCAGAAATATCCTGTACGGTGGAAATATTTGATTTTATGAAGTCTACGGATTTCTGTACTAGGGCGATGCCAGTGAGAATTTCTGCAACAACCATAGCTACCTACTTTTGTA